ATCTGCTTCTGCAAGTCCTCTAAAGTAGGGGTCTTGACTTCTTCCTTCACTTCGGTTTTCTTCTCTTCTGCCATATTCAATTTCTCCTGCGCTTTTTTACCGTCACATCTCCGTGACCTTTGGCTTGCGATTGATTAGTGTGGCTTCTCTGCCACAATGTGCGATTTGGTAAGGCAGTTTCTCTACTGCCGTATGAAATGCCTTTCGGCTATTTGCTGAATGTGAGTTGACATCTGCATCCGCAGTTGAGGTCGGCTCTGCTGAATTGCCCTGGGGCTAACGCTTTATCGTCCTCTGTGTAGAAGTACGCATCAATCGGTACTGTCTGCCCTTCAAGGATGATGTGCGCATCCCTTACACGGTTGTCTCGCATCGTGTGCCAAGTCTTCTTTGTCGCCCCGCCCTTTATCGCCGTGGATAGCCCTGCTTCGTTATAGAGCCTTACGGAGTCCGTCTCTGCTACTCTGGCAATGGCTTCTGCGGGTGTTCCCGTGGTTTGCCCCATTTCTCCGTTTAGGTACTCTCTAACTCGGTCTCTAAAGGTCTTCCCTTCAATCGGTCGGTCTATGGCTTCCCTTGCGTCCTCTATTGAGGGTTCAGTTTCTATCAAGAGTTCCCTCGCTGCATCTTGGCTTCCTTCGTACCAGGCAAGCAGATAGAGGTCTAAAAGTTCATCAATGATGTCTTCTTCCTCTTCGGGGGAAATCTCTTCGCTACGGGCTAAATTTCGTGTTCTAAAGCCAACTAAAAACTGGTCTAATTCATCAAAGAACATCGCTCTGGTTGTCCTCTTCGACTATATCTGTCGTTGGCTGTTCGGAAGGTGCATCCGGGTCTCCCCATCTCAACTTCATATAGCCCTTGGACATTTCGTAGTCGCCTACGGGGTCTGCGGATACTCCCGTCTTCTGCATCGCCAGGATCGGGTGCATACCGCCCGCCACTAAAGCGGTGTAGGCTTGTGCCTTGCTCTGGATGTTGTCAACCTCGGTTCTTGTGAAGTTGAGAGCAAAGTCATTAAGTCCGATGTCTAACAGACCCTTACCTCTCAAAATCTTGAGAACGATCTTGTCAAACTCTCTGTTGGACTTCTTGAACAGGTCTTCGGTGTTCCTTGCATTCATAGATGCAAGTTCCCATCCGTCTCTTAACTCCACCGCAGTTCCCGTGAATGCAGTTCCACCTGTGGAGTTGTCTGGCATACCGCAAATCTTTAAGACCTGCTTATAGAGGTCATCCACAAGCACCTGTGTCTGCCCCTGGTCAAGAACGCTTGAGAGTTCCTTTACATCGGCTTTGTTCTCGCCAATGGACTTGAGGAACAACGCACCCGCTTCTCTCACCATCTTTGTGGTGATCTCGTTGCCGTCTTCGTCCTGTCCAAGTTCGCAGTTGTAGAAAATAAGAAGACTCTGTACAAACTGGTCTACGGAGTCCAATCTTCCACTCTGCAAGTCGTTGATTGCATCCAGAAGAGGGATAACGGCTTCAAATGCGCTCATCCCTACGGAGTTGTACTGATACTCAATGATGGGAACTGCACCCAATACATTCGGTCTCTTGTCAACAACCGCACTCGCCGTGTATGTGTACATCGGGACAGGCGTGGCAATGTCCGCCACCTTCGTTCCCTCAAGTTTGTAGACCCAATCCTTGTCCCACACATCTATGTAGAGGGTCTTGCCCTGGGTAACTGCGTGGAGTCCGTAGACAACAGGATTCCCTGCGTTTAAGGAACGGGCTACAAGCGCAGACCGTGGGTCTAATGCGTATGCCTTGTAAGGGGCTTCGTCATCATCGTTCGGCTCAACATACAAGTCCGCCTTGCCTACCGTGTGAAACCAATCAACAAGTTCGTTGTCTGCCTGTTGCTTGCCGGAAACATACAGGTATTCGTTTAACTGTTTGACCTTGTTGGTCACCTCTTCGTCTTCTTTGCGGGAGATGTAAAAGGCAGGCTGCGTGAGGAAATATCCGTTCTTGAAGTCCACCACGGATTGCGCAAGATTGACGGAGACCTTGTGATTGATCTCTGGTCTCACCTCTTTGGTTTTGTTGTAGATGGGGGTCAACCCTCTCCTGTACCAATAGAGGTATTCCATAGCAAAGATGTTCGTGCCGTGGATGCTCAACGCCGAGTTGACTTCCGCAATGATGGAGTCCTCATCGTTCGGGTCAAATCCTTCTATTGTCGTGTAGATTGGGAGTCTGCCGTGCAGCATTGCCCCATATTCTTTGTCTGCCATAACTCACCTAACAAAAAAGGACTTGCTTTTACGCAAGCCCCTCTAACGGCTATCCGATAACCTTCCGTTAACGGTCACATATTACTGCGCTCTTTCTTCAACCTTTCTCGTTATCCTTACAATAGCCAAGGTGTCCGCACCTTCTCGCTTCATTTCAAGAATATCGCCTTTTCGGTATGCTTCTTTCAACGCAAGTATTGCTTTGTCTATTTGATTCTGTGTTAACTCTTTCATACCAGGAGGAGGGCGGTACTCTATCCGCCGTACCGCAAGCGGTCGCTTAAAGAAAGGAGGCTGATTTACACATATCACATTATGTAAACCGTTGTCAACCCCTTCGATGTCGCAAATATTTAGAAAAGCCTTTTTGCGACACTAATGCTTGCAACCCCCATATTTTCAACATAGTCCGCCACATCCGCCATTACATCCGGCACATCATCGTGCTTATTCTTGCCCACCATATTGTACTGACATAACATATCCATTGCGGTTCGGTATTCCTTGTCGTATAAAGATTCGTCCTTGAAGACGCAATGCTGCTTCACCCATCCTGCCCTTGTGATGATCCTTGTGTCCTTGTTCGTTTGGTTCCACTTGGTGGAAATCTTCGTCTGCCCGCCCTTCTCCTTGACTTTCTTTTGAACATCCGTTGCAAACAATGTGCCGCCTCGGTTGCTCTCAAACCTCGCTAACTTCACCTTTCTCTCTACCAAGGTCTGCGCTATCCTCTCCTCGATCACATCCGGGTTGCCGTTGTCGCAGATAAAGGTGTCAATGTAGTATTCATCACCGTACTTGTACACAACGGGCATAGCGCAGTAGTCCGGCCCTTGCTCCTTCGTGTCGCAGACGCTAAATATAACATCGGGTTCTCTGTCGGGTAGATCAAAGTATCTCTTTAAGGTTTCGGGGTCATATAACTGTCCCTCTCTCTCAATCGGCTGACACATATACAGGGATCTCCACGATACATCGTCCATAATCTCCCTTTGGTCGTGGAACTGTTTAGTCGTGTATCCCAAGCCATACGGATAGTCAAAGTTGCTCTCATCGTTCTCGTCCAATGCAGGAAACTTTATCACTTCCGTGTCCGGGTCTTCCCCAAACATAGACTCCAACCTATCAATCGGATCGTGAAGACTCCACGGGGTCTGGATTATGAGTTCCGCACAATCCCCTAACATTCTTTGCCGTGCATCTGTGTTATACAGAGACCACAGTTTGTCCATTCGGTCAATGCTCATTGCACTCTCGATACCGTCTACCAGGTCATCGCAGTACAGTAAATTTGTCGCTCTCACCTTACCTGCGTTCCCCGAACCGATAGAGGACAACTCAAAGGTTTGAAATCGCTTTGTCGTGACCAAATCGATCCTCATATCTTTTGCCAATGTATTCGATACAAAGGTGTTGGGGAATATCTCGCTCCATAGATACTCTCCGTTGGGGTCAAGGAAACGCAGCATTTCGTCATATACTCCCCTTAAGAAAGCATTATTGTGGCTCACCCCAAGGATGGACAAATCTGGATTCCTCATTCCGCTCCATACCATAAAGCCGATAGCAAGAGTGGACTTGCCAATCCCAGGTGGGCACATAAGAAGAAGACGGTGTATCTTCCGTTCCTCTAACCGCTGCATCGCATCCGCAGCCCTCTTTAACTGCTTTCTCCTCGGCTCATAAAATCTCTTTTGGATGGGTCTGTTCCACTCCGCATACCTAAAAGCACAATCAAAGTTGTGAGGGGCATCAAATAGCAATGTCCTCTTGTTTAAGAGAACCATATCCTCGTCCCCGGTGTCCCTTATCAGCCTCGCACTCGCACTCCTGATCTCTCTGGAATATTCGTGCGCTTTCGTGAAATTCTCCTCGTCATAGTGCCTTTTTTCTCTCCCGGAGAAATCTGTGCCGATAAAAGACCCCTTCTCCTCTAACTCACGGGTCAACTCAAACGCATCCTTTAATGCGTCTGCATCATTCATTTCTATTAGTCTTTCAATCAGTTCCATAAGCAAATAAAAAGGGGCTTCTTAATGAAGTCCCTCTAATGACTATCCTTTCTACCTGTTAAGAAAGTTCATTCTGTGTCCATTTCCGCTCCGCACTCTATGCAGTAGCGAACTTCTGGTGGATCAAGATATGTAAATTGGTTGTTCCGTGGAATTGGCGCTCCACATAAGGAACACCCTAAATACAATACCCCGTGGAAGGAAAGCCTCTTCCATTGCCCTTTCTTCTTCTCACTCAATCTTCCTCACCTTCCCCTCTTTGCCGTAGTACAAATCGTACCCTAATGCCCTTAAGCACTCTACGAAACTCTCTACCTTCATCCCGCCATCAAGCCGCTTGTACAACGCTTGACGGGAAATCCCTATCTTCTCCGATAACTCCGTTAGACTTATCCCGTCTGCCTTCGCTATCCCTTTTATCATCCTGCCATACATATCCCCTACTCTTCGGTACTTGTCCTTCGCAACTCTCTTCGCACTAATTCAATACCTACGCATAGCCTATCGATCCGTTTCCTTCGCACATCAATTCATAGCCAATTCGCTGCATGCCCATCCTTCTCCAATGCTTCTCACGACCGTTCCGATGCATCCCTGTTCTTTTCCGCAGCAACACAGTTCGCTACCTATGCCTCTCAAATCTTTTCCGTAACCTATCAATGCATCGCCAGCGCATATCTCGCCTTTCATCACCATTATAGCCATATCTCTCCTACTGTCAACCTTCCCCTTCAATTTCTCCCACTTCCTTTGATACTACCCCCGTATTTTCCGACACTTTTACCTCTGTGAATACCCCTTTTTTTACCCTGCGGGATTTTCCCCGTTTTTCCCCCAAAATCTACTTAGAGGGGTAACCCCGCCCCTCGGCTTCGCCCTGGCATTTAGTCCGGGTATCCCCTGGACGATCCGCACGGAAACGGTTGACATAATACCACTAACCCCCTGCCCGTGCCCATCGGCTGAAACGGTCAACCCCCGCAACCCTTGAAAATTCAACGGTTTTCGTCAACTATTCCTAAAATGCTATTTATCGGAACTCTTACAGCATTTGACATTGTATACAAAATAGGAATTGCATACAATCCATTCCGTGCCGGTGTTGTGGGTCGGGGTTAGGAAACGCCCGGCCGCGTGGACGGTATATTGTTTGTGATGGTGATAATAGATTGTGCGCATACGCTACGGGGCTAATACATTGCATTTACTTTTACAGGTGGTTGTAAATGCTTTTCCCCCGCCCGGCTTGCCCGTGATCTTTCCCCGCCCTTTTCCCGTACGGCTTGCCCCGGTGATCGTTTCCCGGTTGTTATCCGTTCACCCTGTTGCCGATCAGTTGCCCGGCTGCCTGGTATCGGCTTGCCCTTGATCGGTTTGCCCCGTAAAGATCCCAATAAAAAACCGGGGTTATATTTCCCCCGGCTTTATAGCATTGGTTTTCCGTCTTTATCCGTCCAGGTGATCGACACACACCCGCCCAAGGCGGCGGCTATGGCTTGTAATTCTTGTACGGTGAATTTATCCCGCTTTAATTTGTTGTTTAGGTTTTGCGGCGTTTGTCCCGTTGCCCGTGCAAGATCGGACAAGGACAACCCCGCCCGGCTGCATAATAGCCGGATTTGTTCACTTATTGTTAGTCGCATACAGTTTAACCCCCTTGCGGTAAAGTTTACACCCGCTAATTAAATTGTGTCAATATTATTTCAAAAAAGTATAAAATAGTTTAAAATAACCCTTGCATTATTACACTATATAGTATATACTTTAATTGTCCCCGGGAAAGGGGCAACAACTTAAACAGGAAAGCCGATCAAGGCGGAAAGGGAAACACAATGACGAACAAGGAATACAAGATTGCAAGAGAAGAACACGAAAACGCTAACGAGTTATACACATTTGAAAAGTGGAACGGCTTTTCGCTTTATCCGTCCCGTTATATGGACACGAACGACACAAGAGCGTTGCGAAACGAGTACAAGAACGACAAAAGCCACGGCGCTTTCACCCTGGACGGGTTCAACGGGCGGGCGGTGATAATTCCCGTTGAAAACGGTTATATTCTCAAATCATATGAAACAGAGGTGGCCGCAATCGTTGGTGGATCGTTTTTCAAACTATGGAATGGTTATAGCGTAACAACCCTAAAACACATTAACATTTTTGCGGACTACTTCGGTTTTCCCCGCTTGTCTAAAAGGGAATGGATCGAAAAGAAAACCCCGGAAACGGTTTCCACGGGCAACGAGTTACACCTTGTGGATATGGAAACAGGAGAAATTGTAAGAACCGCAGCAAGATAGCACAAAAGCCCACGGCAAGCCGGGCAAAAGGCTTGCCCCGTTTCGGCGGTTAGGTGTTAGGCCGAAAGCGTCCGCCCCTTGTGGGCGGGGTCACACAATAACGGAAAGGGGCAAAGCCCCGGAAAGGGAAAAACAATGCTTTACAGAAAAGAAGACATCCGCAAGGAATTAACCGAAAGAATGGAATTTTACAAGGCCGCTGCGAACGCCTGGAAAGCCGTTACAAGGGAATGTAAAAAAGACGGCAGCGCTTTTGCAAACTTTGCAAAGAATTTCAACGGGTGCAAGATCAACACCGGGAATGCGTATTTATACGACAACACCGCAACAGTATATTTTACCGTTGGCGGCAAGTATGAAAACGATTCTTTAACGATCGGGGCAACGGCGGACGAAAACACCCCGGCCGAAAGGATCATAAAACACCCCTATATTAAAGGGTATTATCTATTCACGGTTGAAGAAACCGAGAACGCAATAAAAGAACATATCACAACACTTGAAACGGCAGCCGCCCGGAAAGAAGAAGAATTAAACAAACTTGACACAATTTACGACAATGTAAAAAACGCTATGGAAACAATCGCTGCATATGTAAAAAAGGAAACAGGCAGCGACAACAACAGTTTATATTATGCGATTGAAAAAGCCGCAAATTTTAAGTGGATGTAATAGCCCGTTGCGGCGGGTATAAATAGCCCCTTAAGCCGCAAGCGCTGCACGGTGATATAAAAGCCGTGCAAGTGGGGAAAACCCTGTTAAAACTCAAATTAAAGCCCCACAAGGGCAACGGAAACGGCGAAAGCCGGGAAAGGCAAAACAATGACAATTATTAAATGGAATGAAAAGGCGGAAAAGATTCTTTCAGAAAATGCGGACAAAATAAAAGCCGTAGAAAATACGGAAAACGGCGCATATTTTAGCATTAACGGGTGTGTAGCGTATTTCTTGCCCGGTGAAAAAATTTATAGCACAGATGAAAACGTATATAAAACCGGGGTTGCAAGAGCATTTAATGCGTATGGAATTTTAGCGGATAATGTTAAGCACGGGGAAATTATATCTAATTACGGGCACAGAAATGCGCTAAAATTGACCGCTTGCAATGGTGAAAAAGTCGCATACTTGCAAGAAAAGTTTACAAGGGAATTTCCGAAAAACGCCCTTTATTATGTAAAGGACTATAAAAGTCCGGTTCTTGTGGGTATATGGGAAAATGGAATTTTACATCTAATTGCGGCGGTTTGCCCTGTACTTGTTGCCCCTGTTATGGGTAACGAATTTGTGGCGTAGAAAGGCGGCACGACTATGAAAAAAGGCACAAAATACATAATTGAAAGCGGTTGGCAGGGTTGCATAATCCGAAAAGAAATACGGGGGCGGAAATTCCCGTTGTGGCTTGGCGGCGTATACCGTGGGCGGGCTACTTGGTATTGTGACTACACCCCCGCCCGGATCTATACCCCCAAGGGGGCGGCGGCGATCGTTGCAAAACTGGAAAGTGGTGAGATTGAATGAGAAAAGCCCTTCTGCACCTTCTGCCTTCTGCGTTGACCCTTCTGGGCTGGTTTGTTCTCAACCTCTGGATATGGTCACGGGTTGCGGATGGATTATACTAACCCCTTCTGCCGTCTGGACGGCATAAAACAGCGCATTAAGTCCAGAGCGTCCCCGCCTTCTGCGGGGGGTTGCGAAAATAGTTTAATAACCTTTTGCGGGTATGATTTATCACCTGTTCTCTGCCCGCCATAGTCCGCCAGAGTGACCGCTTGAATAGTACGGGAAAGCCCCGCCAGGTTGAAAGAACACCGAAAAGCAAGCCACAAGGCAACACCTTCTGCACCTTATAGCAAACGGAAAGTAAAAACGGAAAGGGAAAACGATGGAGAACGAAAACAGACAGAACGCCGAAAGGCTTGCAAAGGCCATTAAACGCCTTGCCAACAACCCGGAAAACCTGGACAATTTTGAAAACTACCTTGCAGCCCACTTTGATAAATGGCTTGCAACCTGGGCGACAACCCCGGCGGGTATGGTGAACGATTTTGAAATCTTTGCAGAGATGTAAAAGCCCCTTCTGCACTCAAACGGAAACAAGGAAAGGATGTAAAAATAAATGTTCGGATCTTTTGTACAGCGTTGCAACGACTTAAACAAGAAGTACCCCGCAAAAAGCGGATTTTGGAGAATGATTGAAGAATACCAGGCAGCCCCGGTTGCAAATACCCGCACCGTGGTAAACAGATATAACCCTTCTGTGCCTTCTGCACCTTCTGCCCCTTCTGTCAAAAAGGAATATGTTCTGCCCAAGAGCGCAGCATATACCCCTTGGTATAAGGACATCCTGGAGAACGCCACACACCTTTTGATAGCAGGGGAAACGGGCAGCGGCAAGTCGGTTGTTCTCAACGGCATCCTGCATACCGCCCTGGCGCTTTATGCACCGGGAGAAATGTCCTTCTGCCTTATTGATCCCAAGATGGTTGAGTTATCCCCTTATGAGGATCTCCCACACACCGTGAGATATGAGACAGAGCCGGAAGATGTTTTAGCCCTTCTGCGTGATGTATACGACTTTATGATGAAACGGTACGAGGAAATGACCGCAAAGCGCTTAAAGAAATATGACGGGGCAAAACTGGTGATCGTCATTGACGAACTTGCAGACCTTCTGCTTTCCGATTGCGGCAAGGAGATTAAAAAGGAGATTATCAAACTTTTACAGAAGGGCCGGGCTGCAAACATCATGCTTATCTGCGCAACACAAGCCCCTTCCCGGAAAGTCCTTTCTGCGGAACTCCTGTTGAATATGACTAACCGCATCGGACTTCATTGCGCAAACGCCATTGAAAGCAAACAGATCGTAGGGGAAAAGGGAGCGGAAAGTTTGCCCGCCCACGGGAGCGCACTTTACAAAGCGCCAAACACCCCGGTTAGACGGGTTGACAGCATCCCCTTCTTTACGGATGAAGAACTGGACGAAAGAATAAACTATTGGCTTGAACAGTAACCACTTCTGCACTTGCCTTTAGAACATTCAAAAAGCCCCTTTTTAGGGGCTTATTTTAGTTTGTGGTATAGTTTATCCTTCGTGGGTGTTCTGCCGTTCTAATCGCCGTTTTTGGTTTTGTAGTGTGTGTTCAATCGTTAAGGCGTTCTCCCAGGACAGATAGCAAAGGCATCCGTCCACCATCCCTTCTTCCATCGCCTGTACCGCCCTTGTTATGACCTTCTGCGCACCTTCTATGCGTTCTGCGTATGATTTCACCTTCGCTCTCCCTTCTGCGTCCTATGAGCCGATTTTAGCCCTTCTGCGCTATGCTTACCCTTCGCCCTGCGCACACTTCTCTTCTGTTCCATCGCCCTGCTATTCGCATCCCCTGCTCCCTTTCGTTTCTGTGCTTACCAAAGCCATAACGACACAATACTATACCGCCGCCATTCGTATCTTTTCCTGTACGCCGCAAGGCCATACCCTTCATATCCCCTGCTATGCTTTGCCTATCATTGCCAACGCCTTCTGCATCTCTTCTGTGGGAATGTAAAACCTTACTTCTGTGTTTCCTACGGTCAAGGTCTTTCCTTCTGCGCTGATCTCAACAATACAACTTGACTTGCCATAGTCCTCGGTCTTTATCTGCCCTTCTGTCTTAATCATCGGGAATGTCTTTGTATTTCTCTGCGATCTGTTTGGCATCCACTCTTTCCCCTAAAGCATCGCTTGTTTCTACACGCACAATATCTTCGTTGGTAAATCCATCAAAGTTTCTCTGCCAGAATATCGTCAGCGCCGGATGTACCGCACCCTCAAGCCCTAACTGTTCTCGGTTGGCTGCGCATACCGCCTTCACATAATCGGCTAACTGCTTGAACCTTGGGTCACTCTTCTTAAACCGTTGGTCGCACCAGTTATCAATCTGCCATCTTGAGACCCCCATCGCAAGGTATGCGGTCATATTCCCAACTCTCCATCCCTGTTCTGCGCACATTTCAAGATAGGCGTGGAAGTGGTTCAGCAGGTCTTCTGGGTCATTCGCATTTGCCGTTAGCCCCATCTTCCCGCAAGCCTCAAGCATCGAGATCCTTTCTGTGTTGTTCAGTTTGGCTATGACGGAGTTCTTACCCGCTTCTCTTCTCTGTTCTATTGCGGCTGCGGAAAGGTAATACTTTGGTCTCTGTCCATCGGTTGCTACGATCTCCCCGCCGACAAGTTCTAACTGTTTATTGTCTTCCATCTTCGGCTCTTTTGTCATTTACTTCCCCCTTCTGCCCCATCCTTTTAATTCCGCTTAAGTGGATGTCATAACTTAACAACCCCTTGTTTTCTATCGTGACATTGAATGAAAAGTGTGTTAGTGGTTCTACAATATGCTCTTCAAGTAGTTCCCTTACCGCTCCCGTTGTTTTATCAATCAGTTCGTCATACATTTACTCGCCCCCTCTTCCACCGATTAATCCTCTTGCCTCATCGTATGCACATACCACCGTTTTGCTATCCAATGTCACAACCGTTATATGTGTGTTTAACTTGTCTGCGATCTGTGCAAGGGATACGGCTATATCGGCTAATAATAAACTCTTAACTTTGTTCAGTTCGCCCAACTGGTTTATCAGTTCTCTGCACTCTGCTTCTCTGCTCATTCTCCCACCTCGCAATCTTTACAAATGGAATCATCATCTTCAAGGTTGTAGAACATCGGGATGAAACAGGTGGAGCAAGGGTCTGCCACTTCCACCAACGGGCAATGCTTGCTCCGTTTCCGTAGCGGATATATTTCTGTGCCCGCAAGGTCTGTAGTGATAAATTCCCTGTTCGCAAGGCAGAATGGTCTGCCTTCGTTCCAGGATAAGAACTCACATTCTGCGCAAGAGTTCGGCATATTCATCGTCTTAATCAGTACCATCTTCCACCATCCTCGCGCCGCAGTTCGGGCAGTAGTTCGATAATCTTCCTTGCGACTTTCCGCAAGCCGAACACTTAAACGGCGGTTCTGCGAAGTTGGCGTTGTATGTCCACCGTCCCCGCCGCTCTGGCTCTTCCTCTTTACATAATTTCAGAAAATCGGGTTTTGACTTCTCTTTTATGTCCAGCGTCACCCATTCGTGTGTATAAACTGGTCTGCCATACAGTTCATTGAGATATTGATAAAACACACCCAACCTTTCGCCTTCAAGCATACAGATCCCGGTGTGTGCCATAACAATGGCCTTTTCTCTATCAGTCATTCTCCACCTTCTTCCATCCTCGCTCCGCATCTGGGGCAAAACGCATAATGCCCAAAGTCTTCGATAACTGTGTGTATAAATCCGCAGTTGGAACATTTATATGCTTCTGCCCAAGTTTTATAACCCTCAATGTCATATTGTGGCTCTCGGTGTTCGTAATGTTCCCACCGTCCCCGCCGCACTTCCTGTGCGTCCGCCACGATGGTTTTTATCACCTCGTCAATGGCGGGCTTGTAGTAAATCGGGAATTTTTCATTGCACTGCATATCGTACAGTTGTTGGATTGCTCCCTGTAATGTCATTCTTCCACCTCGTCCATCCTCGCTCCGCAGTTTGGGCAGTAGTTCATATAATAAGCGTTGCCTTCCAAATCGTAAGTAATGCCGTAAAGCGTGGACTCGCCACAAGCAGAGCATTTTGCTTGAAAATGGTTTGCTGAATACTCTTCTATCCACCGTCCCTGCCGTTCTGCTTCTTTCTTGTCCGCTTCGTACTGGGTCTTCGCTCCCGTGTTGAAGCCGTGGATAAATTCCTTGGTGTAGTATTTCTTGTTCTGCTCTGCTACCTGTACCAGTTTCATTTTTCTTCACCATTCATTTGCGCTCCGCATTCCCCACAAAACGGACTATTACAACAGGAGATTTCACCACAAACAGAACACTTAAAGGCGCTCCTGTCATCATTAACATCTATCCACCGCCCGTGCCGTTCTGCGGATGGTAGTTCCCGTAACTTCTTGTCAACGCCGTTAATATAATCCCGTATGGTTTCGGCGTTCTCTCGTCCAGTTATGTTGAATTTGGCATCGAGCGCATCAATCGCCGCCTGTCTGCTGATTAAGTCATCCATCTTTCCTCTCCCTTCTTACATTGCAGTTCTCGCAATCCTTCTGTCCTAATGTTCTTCCACCGATACGGGCAAAGAGTTCAAGTATCACTTGTTCTCTGCATATTTCACAAGGGTCTTTAGTCATCTTTCCGCTCCCCATACCAACAAAACATATTCTCGTTCCATCGTCCACCAAACAATTCGCAAGTATTGTATGGGAAGTCTTCTTTCCAGTTTACGCACTCGCCACACCGCACGACTTCTGATTCTTCCGTGTTCCAAGGCGGGATGCTTTCTATCTCTCTACTGATGTGTTCGTATGCCATATTGTAAGCGGCTAAACTTGCGGGATCGGTACAGTAGTCTTCTCCATCCACACCTCTTACTTTTGGGAGACGGAGAATTAGGTTCTCTATGGTTTTATGCACCTTATCAAGCGCATCTCTCTTACTGATTAAGTCCATCCCCTGCTCCTTCCGCACCCCGCTCAATACGGGCGATCACATCGTTCGCCGTTAGCCATCCTCGGACACTATCGCCGTCTATGTCGTGCCATACAATGTCGCCGTAAATCTCAAGCAATCCTTCTTCGTAGCCATAAGAACCTGGGTGGCATATAGCATCCCAAGTCCGTTCCCCGTTCTTGTACACAATGATTTGGTGCTTTCTGTCGTATGGTGGTATACCGTCAAAGTCCTCTCTTGTGTATTCGTACCCGTGTTCCTTTAGGTACTTTTCCAACTTGTCAAGTTCGCTCATAGAAACTCCTCGTCTGTGAATCTGTATCCGTCTATATTCCTTGCGTATGCGAAGTTACCCTCGTTCTCTTCGCTTTGCTTCCGTTCCACCAGGTCAATCAATTCATCATACGAAACGATCTCGTCATACTCGTTCATAATGACATAGACAGGCTTTTCTACAGTCCATTTGTAAAGCCAATCCTTGACCTGCGGGAAGGTGTTCCATTCAATGCGGATTTCGTCTATCCCCCAGGTATCCTGCGTTTGGAAACAGAATTTCCACCCTAAAGAGGATTTCCCGATGTGGACGGGGGAATAGGTTGTTGGTCTGTTCGGTACTGCGTAATAGTTAGTCCCCATAGTCTTCAAATCTCCTCGCACTCTTGAATATAAACTTGTTGTTGCACCATCTTTGAAGGGCTTTTATTTCCTTCGGGGCAGACGGTTTGTTGTAGATCATCACATACGGGTCATAACCCATATCCCGCAGCCGATAAATCCTGTAAAGGTTCTCTTCCATCGTGCTATTGAAATTTGTCAGCACATAGACCATCGCTATGTTGGAGTGCCGTTTGAAGGTCTGTGCAAACATCTTGAACCTGTCTGTTAAGTCTTCGTGCGGATTATCCCAGGCAAAGTGTATATCCTTCACCCTCATAGAATTTAGGTACTCTACATCGTCCTCGGTTAAGAGCCTAATATCTAACCCCTGGTTGAATACGATCTGCGCTCCCGTTTCTATGTACTGTTCAAACAGGATATGTTTGTCCGGGCAAGCGGTTATGTTTGGGTCTAATACCTCTATCCGCTTTTGCCCCGCATAGAAGTCTTTTACATCTGCGACCTTTCGGGATGCTCGTCCTTCCTTCTTGCCAACGACACAGAACGGGCATCCCCTTGGGCATCCTCTTGAAGTCATTGCTACTGCAAAGTCGTGTTCGGGGTAGATGGAGTAATCGGGAAATATGCGCTCTATGCAATCTGGTAACGGTTTGCTTTTTTTGGTGTCAAAGATTTCCAATCCGTTATGCAGGGTTATGCAGTATCCCGTTCCACCCTGGATGATCTCGTCTGCGTTCTGCGGGTAAACATCCTGTGAATACGCATCGGAGAATATCTTTGATTTGTATATCCTGTCGTAATGGAACAGGTCACCCTTCCACCACTCCACCGTATCGCCCTGGGATTTGTGATAAGCACTAATCCGCATTAGGGCAAGGTTTGGGAAATGGTGACCGTCCACATCAATCAAGCCTATCTTCATCTTTCTTAAAGTGTCTCGCTATCTCATAGACCTTCAACCATCCCCGTTAGGGATAACTGAATATTACTTGTCCGTTTGTTTATGATCTCTACATACTTCGGGTTCAACTCTATCCCGATGTAGTCACGGTTTAGTTCCGTTGCCACAACGCCTGTAGTCCCGCTACCGAAAAATGGGTCTAAAACAGTTCCACCTACTGGGCATCCCGCCAAAATACACGGCTCTATCAATTTCTTCGGGAATGTAGCAAAGTGCGCTTCTTTGATCGGGGAGACAGGAACGCTCCACACATCCCGTTTGTTGCGCCGCTCAACAATCTTTACAAAAGATTGTTGAGCGTGGGGGTCTTCCCCACTTGCCCGCTTGCCGTCATACTCTATCCGCCCATCGTCCTTCCGCCTATCCTCGCTCCACTTTGCTTCTTCCTGTATCGCTTCGTGGTCAAAATAATACTTTGGAGATTTGGAAAACAGAAAGATGTATTCGTGGGATTTGGTGCATCTGTCTGTAACGCTTTCGGGCATCGGGTTCGGCTTCTGCCAGATAATGTCCTGTCTTAAATACCATCCGTCATTGCGAAGGGCAAAGGCTAACATCCAGGGAATACCGATTAGGTCTTTTGTCTTATACCCCGCATCGTGCAGCTGCGTTAGGTCTCTGTCGTTTGCGGGGGCATCGTTCCGCCCTTCTCTTTGGAACTGTTCACTCGCCCTTGCGTAGCCGTTACTGTTGCAATAACTGTCGCCAATGTTCAGCCATAATGTCCCCTGCGGTTTCAACACTCTTCGGACTTCGTGAAAGACTTTAGTTAGGGCTTGTATGTATTCGTTCGGGATTTCTTCTAATCCGATCTGCCCATCCACACCGTAGTCTCTCAATCCGAAGTACGGCGGAGAAGTCACGCACATATCCACGCTTTCATCCGGGAGTTTCCTTAATTCAGTTAGAGCATCTCCATTGATTACTCGGCTCATAACTCCATTCCTATCTGCCCTTCTATGGGCTTATCCCCTATTAGACACCTCATAAGCCAATGCACCGTATCCGCACAGGTCTACATAGTTGTCCGCTTTGAACTCGCCCACCTTAATTCGTGCGATCTTCAACAGAGCCATCATCAAAGCGACATCCTCTGCCGATACCGTTCTCCCAAGGTACACGCTCCACAGTTTTGCTATGTCCGTGAAGGTGTTTTCGGGTTCTCCGTACTGATCCTGTCTGTCTGCGCAGACCGTCTGTATCGCCGTCTCTAATATTTCTTTCCGCTTCATCGCTTTCTCCTTTTCATTTGGCAGGAAGGGAAGGAATCGAACCCTCATTTGCGGTTTTGGAGACCGCCGTGCTACCGTTACACCACCGACCTATATGCCCGTTTTCGTCTTTAGAGGGACGGGCTACCCTTGTCGGTATTTGGTAGACCGACATTGACCAGCGATTAACCTCACGCTTGTTGGAGTGGCAGCCGATGCAGGATTTGAACCTGCGCATAAGGGAATCAAAGTCCCTGGCCTTACCGCTTGGCTAATCGGCTATACATACCTCTCTGCCCCACGGGTACAGGCGGCTTCATTCGGGGCATTACTACTAAACCTTGGTATGTTTTTAGATTGCCGCCTGTCCGTATTCTGCAAAGCGCTTTACCGCCCAACAGTTCTTTTCCTTTGCACAGTTAAGCCCATCTTTGCCGTCTCACAACTAAACCTCGCATTTCCATCACTTAACCATTCCTTACCTTGGCTGATCCATTCTCTGCCATAGCCCTTCTTCGCTCAACTGATCCGATGCATTTCCATTCCATTCCGTAGCGGTTCTAATCATCTCTACTGCCAATCCGTTACCTTTTCCCAAGAAAATCTCCCATTTCCTGCGTTACGGAACTGTCCAAGACCGTTTCTCTTGCCGAAGTCAAGCCACTCCTCAACCAACTTGGTATCATCGTCAATAAGGCAGGTGATTTTGAACTCGCAACTCGCTCCTTCGGGGATTCTCTCGGAACACGCAAGGGATACTCTCTCGCCCTGCGGGGTCTGCGCTCTTAACGGTCTCTGGAACAGATCCATCGGGAACGCATCTTTAATGCGGATTTTTCTCCCGGTCTTGTTCGTGGGAGACACATCACCCTCGACAAAGATTCTTCCGTCAATCTGCTTCTTGTATGCTTTCAGTTTGGAAGAAAGCGTTCCCGGTACGGTGCGAAGGAATCCGCAAGTCCCCTTGAAAAATCCCTCGATTTGATAAGACCAAAAGATTGGAGTTCCGTCTTCATCCCTGGGGAAGACCGTTGTTCCTCTCTCCGCTACGATGTCCGCTCCCTCTTCTCCAAGAGATTCGATCTCTTCCTTAAGGGACGGAGCATCGGGGGCTTTATCTCCAATGAACCTTGTGTAGATGTCTTCATCATTCGGGGAACTCCCTAACACGGGTTCAAGAAATGTCAGTTTGATTTTTGCAGTTTTCATTTTCAATCCTTTCCGCAAGCCTTTTTAACTTGCTTTTCCTCTGCTCCTTTACTTTATCCTTCAATCCGAAGAACCTCTGTACCTGTCCTGTTATGATCTGTACATCCGCTATCTCTTCGGCAAGATTGTCAATCCCGAAAGTTCCGCCATCTTCCAAGGCTCTGTATATCTTGGAACACTCCTTGGAAAGTTCGGAACACTCTTCCATCACCATCACAAGTTGGTTCTTGATTCCGTAGTGGCTTATCGCCTTGTCGTATACCTTAACCTCGTCCATTCTTAAACCCTAACTGCGTCACCGTTAAGTCGCTCTTGTTCCTCGCTCCGATAGGTTTGACAAATCCTTCTCTCGTCTTCTCCCACCCCTTATACTCGATGCCCTGCCAATAGACAGGCGGTTCGTCTACCCATTCCTGCCACTCGATGCTTGGGTACTGCTCCACATACCAGGAAAACGGTTTCTTAATACCCGCCTTGCGGTCTGCCTGTGCCTTGTTAAAGGCTTCTGCGTGGATGTATCTCCCTCGCATATAGTGGTGTTCTGGTAAATCGTCCATCGAAACGGGTTCTTCCGTCTTCACGATCCGCTCTGCGATGTACTGCTTGATCTCGGATGTTGTCGGTTCAAACGGAGACTTGTCCAGGAAGAATCTATATGCTGCCATCACATCCGCAAGGCTCTGCTTCTCATAAGCGAACGAGAAGTTATCTTTGGTGATAATCATTTCCCCTTCGGAAAGGGATTTGTATTTCTTCGGGTATGAGGTTTTAAGCCACATACACAGGTTATCTAATTCTTCTCCTGTCATATCTCTCACCTGCATTTACGAAGCATCTCTATGGCTTCCCAATCTATCTCTTCCTGGGGGGATATATATTCTTCCCTTCTTTCTTTCTTTTCTTTAATATTTATATTATTTATATATTTACTTATGTGATTGGGTTCTGATTGGGTTTTGATTGGGTTTTGATTGGGCTTCGCTTGATATTTGTTGTAGTTGGTTATTGAAATTTCAAGGCTTTTAGACCTTCTTGTGATTGTGATTTCATTGGTCTCTTTGAGGTGAGTGAGTGCTTTTCGTGCCTGTTCGTATGAAATTCCAACGCTTTCAGCGATTTCACCTATCGTGGTTATGCACTCGCCTCGGTGGACAATTCTCCCTCGATACTCCCTGTCCTCGATGTAGGCGGTCAAGAGAAGGTGGAGAAATACTACCTTCGTGTTCGTGTCCTTGTACCATCCCCAATCAAGTATTCTCCTGTCCAGTTTGATCCATCCGTCCATTTTGCAGTAACGCTTTCAAAATCCTTTGGTCTTGCC